TATTGTTATTCTTTGTAAAGCTTTCTCTAATTCATTTATATTTTCCATTTATTTATATAAATAACAATTTTTTATAATATTTATTACATTTGTTTTACAAGTCTACAGACTACATTAGAATTTGTTTTACAAATTCTAACAAGTCTACAGACTTAATTAGAATTTGTTTTACAAATTCTAACAAGTCTAGAAAAATTGATAATAATTCTATATAAATATATATTTACTTATATAAATAAAATGACTACCTATATGACTAACGGCTATACTATAAAGAATACTGATGGAGAAGATGAAGTAATTCAAATACCTTATAATTTAAATAATATCTTAGTTACTGAACAAGATATTATTCAAATTTTAAATAAATTTAATGTAAATATTGATAAAATAAATCATATTAAATATATACAACAAGCATTCACACATAAATCTTATTGTAAAAAAGATATTTATCCAGATACAATTTTAGAAGCATCAAAAAAAGAATTAGGAAATCCTGATAATCTATTAGAATTATTAGATAAAAGTTATGAAAGATTAGAATATTTTGGTGACAGAGTTTTAAAAGTAATTGTTTCAATGTATTTATTTCATAGATATCCAAATCAAGATGAAGGATTTATGACAAGATTACAAACAAAAATAGAAGATAAAAAGAATTTGGCTGTAATGTCAAGAGAATTAGGATTAAATAAATTTTTTATAATTAGTAATCAGATTGAACAAATGAATGGAAGAAACATTGAAAAAATTCATGAAGATATTTTTGAATCATTCATGGGAGCATTATTTTTATCAAATGGTTTTGAAGTTTGTATGTATCTAATAGTAAATTTATTAGAAACTTTAATTGATTATTCAGAAAAACTTTATTGTGATAATAATTATAAAGATAGATTATTGAGAGTTCATCATCAAAATAAATGGGAATTTCCACAATATATTAATATTAGTTTTGAAGGACCACCTCATAAAAGAAAATATATTATGGGAGTTGAAAAACAAAATGTTAATTCAGATACTCCATTACAAGAACGATGTATTAGTTATGGAATTGGTAATTCTAAGAAAGAAGGTGAACAAAATGCTGCTAAAATGGCATTAATAATTCACGGAGTTCTCAATAAAGACCAATATTCTCAATCAGATATTTATTATCCTGAATGGAATAAAGTAGAAAATGAAGAATGTAATTCAGATTTTTCTGAAAAATCTTTATAAATTATTTTATATAATTATATTACTTAAAAATAAATATAAAGAAAACATTTATTTATAAGTAATGACTGAGAAAATTCAAAATATGTTTTTCGGGAAGGAAACTATATCTAATCTTAATAAAATATTATTACAACAACCCAAACTTCAAAATTTAACTCGCGAAAATAAGCAAGAATTAGTTAATATATTAATTAAAAATATGAAAATGGTTTATAAATCAATGGATACAAGTAAAATAAATAATACAAATTTTACATCAATCTTTGACCAATTTAAAAAATATTCAATTAGCGAAACATTAGAAGAATATAATAAGAAAAATTCACAAGTATCAACAGATATAAAATTTCAAAGAGATTTTAATTCTTATCCAACAACTGGAAATAAAATGATGGAGAGACCTTCTTCATCAAAAAGTACTCCATCAAATTTAAATCAGAAAGTACAAATAATTGAAAAGAAAAGACAAGAACAAAAAAAAATGGATAACCCATTCGCAAATTTCGAATCAAATATGTTAAATCAAGAATCAAGTTTAGATGATGCATTTAAACCAATGATTAATGATTTAGAAAATTCTTTTAATAATTATACATCTGGAAGAACTGGTGATATTGATTCTAAAATGTCAGAACTTCAACAAATAAGACAAATGGATGAAGGTGGAAGAACTAAGAGACCAACAACCCCTGATTTCTTAAAGTCAAAGAAAACTAATCCAGATAAAGTATCTGAAACAAATAATGCGATTAGAGAAACTTCTAGAGAATCGTCAAATAATAAAGGAGGTAAAGTTGATTTTACTAATGTTAAATCATCTGAATTTAATAATAGTTTTAATGGTTTAGCTAATGATATAGGTGGTGATTTATTTAGTTTAGATAATATTGATAAACCTTTAATTGATATGGAAATTCCGGAAGATACTGCTAGTTTTGATGAAAGATTAAAGAGACTTACTTCTGAGAGAGATAATATGAAATCAAATGTAGCTCAACAGGGTTCAATTGATTTCACAAGTGAAAATTTTGTTAAAAGTGATAATATGAATAGTAATGCTATTCCAAGTAAAAATCAATATGAAGAAAATTCTCCTTATGAATCATCTGCTGAACAATCACCAATTAATAAAAATCAACAAATACAAACTAGAAATCAACAACAAAATCAACAACATATAATGAAAGAGCAAATGATAAAAGAACAAATGATGAAAGAACATATGATAAAAGAACAAATGATGAAAGAACAAATGATGAAAGAACAAATAAGAAAACAAATAATGAAAGAACAAATAATGAAAGAACAAATAATGAAAGAACAAATAATGAAAGAACAAATAATGAAAGAACAAATAATGAAAGAACAAATAATGAAAGAACCTACTTTATCAATAACAAAACAAATAGAAGAAAAACGAATGAAAGCAAAACAAATAGAAATGCAAATACAAGAACATGAAAGAAGAGAAATAGAACAACAAAAATTAATACAACAAAAAATGCAACAAAAAATGCAACAAAAAAAAATAGAAGAAACGCAAAAAATACAAAAAGCAGAAATAGAACAGAAACATAAAAGACAATTAACACCGCAACAATTACAACAATTACAGAAAAGAAGATTACAAAAGCAATTACAAGAAATTGAGGAACTAGAAAGATTACAAAGAGAGAAACCAAAAAAAATAGTTTCTGAAATGGAGGTATATGAACCAACCAGAGTAAATGATTTATTAAGAGAAAATAATGAATTGAAAATGTATATTGAAAGAATTAAAAAAGAAAAGGAAATAGAATTATTAAAACCACAATATATACAAATGGAAGTAACTAATTTAGAAAATAAATCATCTTATGTATGGAAGTTACAAGAACCATTAAATAATGTAACTGGAATAAAATTAATTTCATATTCAATTCCAGAAACAAAATTCAATATAGAAGAAAATAAAAATAATATATTAAAATTCAATATTAATAATAAAGAAATTAAGATTAATATTGCAACAGGAAAATATACAATTGAAGAATTAATAAATATTATTAATAGTAAATCAGATATTAAGTTATCACTTACAAATGAACAAAAAATAAAAATGGAATATGAAAATGAATTTGATATAATATCAACATATTTATCAAAAGAAAATTTTGGTTTTCTGAAAGATAATTCAAATAGTAATAATTATATTTCAGATAGAGCATGGGATTTGAGGATAGATAATAAAGTATATTTATATTTGAATAATTTATCAGATACAATACCATTCGGTATTTTACGTTGTAATTCTGATTCTATTAGTGAATTTAAATTTCAGGAACCTTATAATTTAGATAAATTAAATATTTATTTTAAAGATTCGAGAGGTTTTGATTATAATTTTTATAATTTATCTCATAATTTAAGTTTTCTAATTGAAAAAAATTATTAATTTACATTAATAAAATATTCTTTACGATTTTGGTTCATTTCTTCATCTCTAGTTACATTTTTTATAATAGAATCGAAACTTTCACCTTCAACTAATCTAATAATAAAGTTCATAGAATATACACCACATTCAGAATTATCAAACTGATGTTGAACATCATTATATCTAATATCAAAATCCCCATATAAAATATTTTTAAGATGTTCATTTTCTTTAACTACTTCTTTTATTTCTTTCTTTGAGAGTTTATCGATATCTCTTAATTTAGATACAATATCATTAATTGGTAATTTAGTATTATATTTTTTTCTATAAAGATATTTTGCAATTTTATTAATAAATTTACGAATTCTTTTGGAAGGTTTTTTACCAACAGAATCAAAAAAATATATTTGGTGATTATTTAAATCAGTAAATAATGCAACCCAATGTGAACCATTCTGGTCATGATTATCTAAATTTATAACCATACCAATTTTTGATTTCCCTTTTTCTTGCACTTCATGAAAACTGATATCACCAATACCAAGAATACCTAAATCTTCAAAATCATGCGGAACAGCCCCTAAAAACATAAAATTTTTATGCGATTCTTGATATTGTTCAACAACATTATTAATATGACTGGTGCTTAACCATTCATATTTTTTTGTAGGCCCATTAGGTCTAAATGTATTATTTAATATGTCTTCATTATCTATTTCTTTAACGAAATCTAGACGTATCCAACAAGCATGATCGTCACACTTATCTTGTAATCTATTTTCTAGTTCTTTCACTAATTTTGCTTTATTTTGATTAAGATTTATTTTATTTTTTGATTTCTTATTATAATTTTCAGCAATTTTTACAAGTGCATCATGTGTAAAACACGACCCATTATAAAACTTTTTACTAGGCGCACATTTTTTATTTTTATTCATTACATAAAATTAGATTATTTTTATTTTTTATTATAAAAAAATATCTAAAATATATATATATATGACATATTATGAAAAATATTTAAAATATAAAAATAAATATTTAAATTTTAAATCAAAAATTTCAAATAATCAAACTAGTGGTTTTAATTTTGAAGATTTAAATAATTTAACTGATACAGCTAGTATTAATCAATCAAATACTTTTGTTTTCGAACAATTAAATGATTTAACTGAAACTCCCAGTAACAGACAAACTGGCGGCTCTCGAACTAGAGAGATTGAACAATTAAATGATTTAACTGAAACTCCCAGTAACAGACAAACCGGCGGCTCTCGAACTAGAGAGATTGAACAATTAAATGATTTAACTGAAACTCCCAGTAACAGACAAACCGGCGGCTCTCGAACTAGAGAGATTGAACAATTAATTGATTTAACTGAAACCCCTAGTAACAGACAAACTGGCGGTTCTCGAACTAGAGAGATTGAACAATTAAATGATTTAACTGAAACTCCCAGTAACAGACAAACAGGTGGTTCTCGAATTAGAGAGATTGAACAATTAAATGATTTAACTGAAACCCCTAGTAACAGACAAACTGGCGGCTCTCGAATTAGAGAGATTGAACAATTAAATGATTTAACTGAAACCCCTAGTAACAGACAAACTGGCGGCTCTCGAACTAGAGAGATTGAACAATTAATTGATTTAACTGAAACTCCCAGTAACAGACAAACCGGTGGTTCTCGAACTAGAGAGATTGAACAATTAATTGATTTAACTGAAACTCCCAGTAACAGACAAACTGGTGGCTCTGAAGAAGAAAGTGAAAAAGAAGAAAACGATGAAGAAGAAAGTGAAAAAGAAGAAAACGATAAAGAAGAGAGTGAAATGAATGATTATGATGATACTAGTAGTACTAATAGTAGTAGTTATAGTGATAGTGATGAAACTACAAATAAGGACAAAGGTGAAAAAGAAAGTAAGAAAGAAAGTGATGAAAGTAGTGATGAAAGTAGTAGTATTAGTAGTAGTAGTAGCAGCAATGTAGATGATAAACAAACAGGTGGTGGAATAAATAGATTAAAAAAAAGAAATAATATTTTTTTTAAGAATTCTGAAATAAATAATACAACAGATAGTGAATTATATTTACTTAATTCAAGTTAAATAATACTTAAAGTAATATTTATTTTAAGTATAATGATAAAAATTAATGGAATAGATGATTTAGATAATTTTATTATAATTAATTCATGTAATATTATTTTACTTTATTTTGGTGCGACATGGTGTAAACCATGTCAAATACTAAAAACAAAATTAAATGAAACTGAAACAAGAGTAAATATGCCATTATTATCTGTTTGTTATATTGATGTTGATTTGCAAGAAAATCAAGAAATAGTTGATATATACAAAGTTTCAGAATTACCAACACAAATTTTTATTAAACTTGATAAAACAAAAATAACTGAAGTTAATCGTATTATTGGTTATGATTTCATTAAACTTAAAAATAATTATGATTTAATGTGTAATCCTTATATATAATCTAAAAAAATTGATTATAATTTATATTAATTATTAATATAAATTATAAAAATGACAAAATTTATTGTTAATGATATTAAAATTATTAGTAGTTGGGGGTATAACTTAAAAAGTTCAGATTGTACAATTTGCAGGTGTAGCTTAGATACTGCAAGTTTATATAATCAAGATAAAGGAATTGATTCCAAAATTTTTAGTGGAGTATGTGGACATGCTTATCATGAAGAATGTATTATTCCATGGACAAATAAAAATAAAACTTGTCCTATTTGTTCTACGAAATGGGTAACAAGTAAAATAATTGATAATGTAGAAATCATAAAAACAAAAAAAAATATAAATTCTAATTCACAATTAACAGGACCAACAAATTTTCAAATTCCACTAAGTGTGGAAGAATTATCTTTAATGAATTCACATTTAACAGGACCAACAAATTTTATGATTCCTCCAACTGTGGAAATAAATTCACATTTAACTGGACCTTCAAGTCTTCAATATATAAATGAATTAGTTTCAATGAATCCTGATTTATTTAATTAAAATATGTTTTAATCAATAAAATCACATTCAATATTTTCTATTTTAATATTTGTTTCCTTACTTTCTTTAATAATTATATTTTCTTCAATATCAAAAATTTTAATTTCAAAACCTAATTTATTATATAATTTTTTTCGATGTTTACATTGATTTATAAAACTTGGTAGTTGGTCTGTAAAATCATAAATAATTGGTCTAACATTCGGATTAATCTTTCTGACTACACGACCAACAGCTTGTTCCACTTCTTTACGGGAAGTAACCATAAATAATGTATTTAATTCAGGAATGTCTAAACCTTCAGAAGCCATACCATACGATGCGAAAATTACTTGTGCATCTTTAGCAATATCTAAAGCTTTTTGTTTCATACCACCAATATAAAAATCAGTTGTAATTTCTTTAGCAGTATTATTTAATCTATCTTTTAGTAAATGTAAATGTTCTAATCTATCAGATAATATTAATATTTTCCTAGTATTATCTATTATATTAATAATAGTATCAACTATAAATTTATTTCTTCTACCAATTGTTGTTATTTTATTGATAGTTTTAGGTCGATTAATATCTCCTGTATACATTTTAAATTCTTTAAATTTTTCATGAGTAATTTTATAATTCATAATATTTACTAGAACAGAATTATTTTCTTCAACTTCAAATTTATACATTATATTCCCAAAATACCAAAATAATACTTTTTCTAATTTATCATTTCTCTTTGGTGTTGCACTTAGACCAATTGTTAATTTACATGCAATCAGTGGTAATGCTTTAGAAAAATATTTTGATGGTGCATGATGTGCTTCATCAAAAATAACAAGACCGAAATCTCTAAATATATCAGAATCATATTTTTCTTTAGCAATAGATTGTAACATACCAATTACAATATCTTTATTAGTATCCGTTTTCTTTTGTTGTATAATTCCAATTGATGCATTAGTAAATTGTTCAGCTCTTTCTTTCCATTGGTTTAATAAGAATGTTTTATGAACAATAACAAGAGTTTTAACTTTAAAAATTGATGCTAAATATAATGCAAGAACAGTTTTACCAGCGGCACAAGGTAAACATAAAATTCCACCATCGTTTTTTTTAAGATATGGAATAACTTGTTCACAAATTTCTTCTTGTAATGGCCTTAATTTTCCATTGAATTCTATATTAATTTTTTCTCCTTTAATTTCATTATTAGTATCAGGTTGTCCAAATTTATTTAATCCATAATATTTAGGAACACATAAATATTCCTTATTTTCTTGATATACTGGAAATTTTTCCGGTTCAGTTTTAACAATTGTAAATGTTTGGAATGGTTCAACCATTAATTCTTCTTTAGCTTGTTCAATTAATTTATTATAAATATTATTTTTTGGTATTAAATAACCTTCTTTGGACAGTATTTTTGACATTTAAAACTATATAAAAATATAGTTTTAAATTTAATTTTTTCAATATTTATAAAAAAAGTTTAAAAAAAATTTTTTTGTATGTTATTATATAATGTCATTATCTCCAACTAGTTCATCATTTCCAGGCTCAGAAACAATCCAAAGATGGAATGAAACTGTGTCTAGTTCTGTTACTAAATTTAATACAAATCATCCATTAGTATCAAAAGTAACTCTTTCTGTTCTTGCTTTAGTATTTGTACTATATGCAAGCATGGCAGCTCCTAAATTACCGGCCTCTATGCTTTCTTATTTTGACTATCCTTTAGTTAAATTAGTCTTCATGTTCTTAATAGCATTTTTAGCTGTTAAAGATTTCGGTACTGCACTTATTGTATCTATGGCTTTATTAGGTACTCTCATGGCACTAAAATATTATAATACAAACTCACATTTACCCTCATTACCCTCATTACCCTCATTATCTTCATTAGGTTTAGCTAATGGTAGTGCATCACAAAGTACTCAATCTGGTATGTGTGCAAGTAGTCCCAATACCAATGAAATGAACATGGTACCCCAACAAAATGTTCCAGATTGTGTTTATGCATCTTCTAATCCTAATTCTTCTGCTCCATCTCCTAGTGAAAATTCTGGTCCTGTAACTGGAGATGCTAGTGATGCTAATTTAACTGCAGGTAGTGTAGTATCAGGATTCCAAGGTGATGATTACTGTGCATATTAATTTTTATCTATAATTAATTTAATTCCTTATATTAATTAATGAATAAAATGTATAATTTTAAAGAAATTTGGAATAAAACATGTTCTAAATATAATATTAAAGAACAACCACATATTTTACCTGCAGTAGAAAGAATAATTGTCATTGGAGATATTCATGGGGATATTGATATGACAGTTAATACTTTAAAAGTAGCAAAATTAATTAAAAAAAAATATCATAAATATAATTCAGAAAATTTAGTAAATGATGTATTAAATAAAGATTTAAAAATATGGGATGGTGGTGAAACTGTTGTTGTTCAAGTTGGTGACCAAATTGATAGATGTAGATTTAAAGATATTCCATGTAGTAAAAAAGAAGCAACACAACATGATGAAGGTAATGATTGGAAAATTTTACAATTTTTTACAAAATTACATCTTCAAGCACAAGAAGACGGGGGAGCAATTTATTCTTTAATGGGAAATCATGAACTAATGAATGTTAATAGTGATATGCGTTATGTATCTTATGAAGGTTTAAAAGAGTTTGATAATTATCAACATGAAGATAAAAAGTTTGCAAATGGTGAGGAAGCAAGAAAATGGGCATTTAAACCTGGTAATCCAGTTAGTGAATTTTTAGCTTGTACAAGACAAATGTCAATCATAATTGGTTCAAATTTATTTGTTCATGCCGGGATTGTTCCTGAAATTGCAAATAAATATAAAATTAAAGATATGAATAGATTAATGAGTATGTATTTACTTGATAAACTTGATAAATCTGAATATTATGATATTTTTGAGAGTGCAAAAACATCACCATTATGGAATCGTGTGTATGGTAATATGGGTATATATGAACAAGAACATGAATGTGAAAGTTTATTACAACCATTAGAAGAAATATATAATGTAGATAAAATTTTTGTCGGTCATACTCCAATCATGAAGAAAGGTATAACTAATGTATGTGATAAAAGAGTTTGGTTAACTGACTATGGAGCTTCGAAAGCTTTTGATAAATTTGATGATATATTTAATTCAAGTAAATATAAAACAAAATATAGAAGTAATACACGAAATGTGCATGTTTTAGAAATTATAAATGATAAAAAAATGAATATTATTAAATAATCATAATTCTATTTATCCAACTCTTAATTTCGATTGTTGATTTAAAATTATTACATTCCTTTCCAAATTCATTATAATTTTCAATTATCCATTTTTTTAATTTATTTTTATCATTAACTTTAATCTCATTAAAAATATAATAATAAATAATACTTGTATTTTTATTATTATTATAAATATCACGAATCATTATAAATTTATCATTATTTTTTATTTTTTCTTCATAAAGTTCAAAATCATTATAAAATTCAAACTTGCATTTTATAATTTCGTTTAAAATATTATTATCTTCAATAATCATATGTATACCATATTCCATAAAACAAGTTTTAACTGAAATACTAATATTAGAAATATCCTCAACATCAATAATATATTCCATATTTAACATATTAAATTTACAACGTTTATAAACAAATGATTGTAATTTTGAATTAGATTTATAAAATTCATATGAAAATATATTTGAATCTAATTTCTTTATTTCATTTTCTATTTCTTCTATATTATTAGATAAATAAATAGGTGCACCTTTATTTATATAATTTTCAATTCCTGATTCTCCTTCATTTTTTTGGTATGATTTCTGATATTTTATTTTTGCATTAATATTTTTGATATTAATTCTATTATCTATTTTTTTGAATGTTATTTCTCTAATCTCAGTTAAATATTCTAATTTTTTTATTCCTAACA